ATATCACATACTTTAATATGGGTGCGATAGGGTGTTTCTTTGGGCACATGGACATATACGATAGATGTTTCTCGCAAGGTTTAAAATACGCGGTCGTATTTGAAGATAACGTTGTCATAAAACACAAGAGTCTGTTTGACGAAATACAAGCCGTGATAGACGAACTCGGGGATGACTTTGAATTGTGCTTCTTCCATTGTCTCTCCAGGCTCCCCGCATCTAACACGTCTGAAACGGGTTTACAACGCGTGAATTGGATATCGAGTACTAAGTGTTATCTCATACACGTAGATAACATGCGCAAGTACCACAAACATTTCTATCCTATGGATAATCACGTAGACATGAAACATGAGGATTTGATAGCTAAAGGTGCTCGCGTGTATTACAAAGATCTAAGACACTGTATGGTTATAGACAGATCTCATTCCAGTACCATAGGACACAGTGACTGGAATAAGAAGGATTTCTTCTCTAAAAGGTATCCGGACGCGACGACAGATTTACTCGAACATGGATACTAAGGCCAGGGTATATCTTGAGGTCTAAAACGACACCCAACTTTTAAAAAGTCAACAAACTTTCTAAAATCTGGTTCTGGGTCATCAAGTTTATCGATGGAATCGAGTATGGTCCCGACGTACTTGTTATATTTTTTGTGCCCGCCGTTGTGTGTGAGACGATTTTCGCGTAAATTGGGTGTCAAAAAACGGGGCATCATGATTATATTTTCGCTCGAGTGTACGTCGTACCTCAAATACTTAATGAGTGGGTGATTTCTAAACTGGTACGGAATCACGTGATGGTCTTCAACATTCTTAACGTTCCATCTATTCTTGAAATTTCTACGTATGAGTGACCCGTACCTCATATTATTCTCTTGGATAACTTCTTCACCGAGACGCATGAGTGAATCTTCGAGTTCATCAACTTCGTACCACGCGTTGTAACACTCGCTACACTCTTTCTTCTCCGAACAAATTTCTTCTGCTTCCCTGATCGCTTCCCTGAACCTAAAACGTAAACGGTCGTTATCGTGTTTTTGATAGTTCATGGATATAGGTGATTTATTGTAGATAGTTTCAAGTATAGTGGTACGGATCTTAATACGTCTATACTTGTAAATATCATGTGATGCGCGAATCATTTATGCTATTATATATGGGTATTTTTTGCGCTCCTCTTTTGTGCGCAAAAGCTGAACCAAACCAAGGAAAGCTACGAGCACGAGTACTGCATCTTCAAAATCACGGGTCGCGGAGAAAGAGAGAACGAGCAAAGAAATCAATTTAAACCAGACACTCCCAGTGATCGACTTGGTTCTTTCTGGGACTTCACTGATTGGGCTGATTCCAAACATCGCGTGCATCATGATTATGATTCCATACAAAGTGGTCTGGTTCAAAATATTATCGACACGTGGATAAAAATTCACGTTAGAAACTTTGACAGCTCCGTATATGGAAGCAGCTACCATTGGTACGAGGATATTAGTATCTTGAAGAAACTTCATTTATATTACACGAGATTTATTTACGAACACCAGCCTTCTTTTCAAATTGTGCGATGAGGTTTTTCATGCTCGTCGCACTGTAGCCAGATCTGAGGGCCTTGTTCACAGCCTTGTTCGCGCGCTGTCCTATTTGGTTTGCGAGGTTTTTTATGCTAGTAGCGCTGTAGCCCTTACGCATGGGATCATTCTTTTTTGGTGGAGACATTTTATATGTACTGAGATTACTTTTTACAACCGGGATTCGTTTGTAAAAAGTAAATTGCTCTTAACGGGGCTCGAACCCGTGACTTTGGCGTGCCTTTGTGAGAATAAACTCACACAAATATACTTAGGTATAAGCACCACACTCTAACCAACTGAGTTATAAGAGCTCTTCTTCTACTGTATATTACACGTATCTACTCTTTAAACTAGTTGAAAGTGTAAACGATGTCCATGTATGAATCATCGTCTAAAAACGTCTTCAGGATATCTATGATTGCTTGGTTTTTTCTACACACCGCGCCGACCATCGCGGGATAGGCCATCACCTCCATGTATTCATGGAAGTAGTCACCTAACGCGGTTTCGCACGTGTTCACAAAAATCATGAACATATCGAGCGCGAGTTTCTTGTCTTCTTGATCGGTAATCCAGTAAAGGCTGAAGTTTTCGTAATCATCGTTTCCATTTCCAGCATCTTCGTACACGTGATTTACGTGTTCGAGGATTTGGTGTTCGAGCTTACGAAGCCCGTCGAGGTCGCCGTTTCTGATAGCACGTTGGAGTTCCATTTTGTTTGATTTGATTTATGTAAACACGTACAGTGACTTAGGTTATATTTACACACTCTCCCCTCTAGAAAGTTCAAATGATTTGTTACCTCGACTTCTTTTGAGCCACCGCGCGATCGCGTGTCTGACTTTGGTATCTGAACCGTTATCCGAAGACTCTTCTATCACGTTTAGACCGTTACACACGTCTGGTTTGTTATCTTTATCCGGGAAGGTCTTATTGAATTCACATATAGTAGAGTGTGGTATATCAGGTGCCTCATCTAAAAGGCGATCGTATTCTTGTCTCTGTTTATTGACAAACTCTAGAGCATCCATGCTTCGATGTTCAGCATCTAGGGACAATTCCATGTCTATATTTCTATAAAATTTGGAGTACTGTATACACATAGACGAGTGCGCTTCCATCATACTGGAGCTGTTACTGAACTTGGATACAGACGTGAGTATACCTGCGATGACGTTAAGGAACGCAAACGTGTATTGGAAAATGATAATATTCCTTCTCATATCGGACGAAATATTATCATCACTCGGGTTAAGGACGGCAAAACCACCGACACCGGTGATACTGGATATTATGATACAGGGGTAGGTAAGCATATCTGTCAACCACTTGTAGTGTAACCTTGCGTGGTTGTGTAGCCATCTGTATCCTGCGGCTTTCTCCGCCCATCTCCTGAGGAGCCTCTCTTCACGATCACACCAGTGGTGGACATGGTCGTTCATTAGTTATTTCTCAGAAAATATGTTTGCCTGTCGCCTCGCCAATCCATCGACCTCGTTATTTTTCGCGTTCGTGGAGTGTGCCTTCACCCACTCGATGTTAATCACTCGCATTTTTTTCATCAATTCTAGAAGACGGCTCCAAAGAACCTTATTTTTCACTTCACCACCCGCGGCTGTGCGCCAACCATTGGCGATCCATTTTTTACACCACTCCGTGAGTCCCAATTTAACGTAACGACTGTCTGTGTATATCACGACTTCGAGTTCACCGAGTTCGATACACTTTTCGAGTGCACGAATCACTGCCGTCATTTCCATGATATTGTTCGTACTCGTATGAAACCCACCCTCGACCACGAATTCGGGGTCATAACACTTGGCCGCCCATCCACCCGGTCCTGGATTGTGTAGACAGCTCCCGTCTGTGTAAACTTCAATCATTCTTACACACTTATGATTTTTTAACTTTAAGCAAAATGTTTTTCGAAAAAAAAATATTTTTTTTACTTTCTTTTTTCGAAAAAAAGTTTTCAAAATAAAAATAATTTTTTACTAATTATGTTTGTTGATCATATTTCTGATATTTCTGTTAATGTTGTTATTACCGAACCCCTTGTCAAACACGACAAAGTAAAGAATCATCGCGAGAAATATCAACATGAACGTGATTCCAATCCAAAGACCAGTCTTACTTCTTTTGCCCGTTTCTTCGGCCATCTTGTATGTTTACTATACACGAATATAAAATTTAAAAGCGAGTGTGTCGTTTTTAAATTTTATGTTTTATTACAAAGTTTTCTAATAAACCAACTTAGTTGGAGAAGGCGAGGCCACCCATACCGGATTGGATACGGAGGACGTTGTAGTTGGTCGCGAACATGCGGAGAGTGGTCTTACCAGTCGCATCGGAGCGAGCCTTGATGGCGACTTGGGCGTTGTCGATGCGAGAGAAGTTGCACGTACCGGTTGGTTGGTGCTCTTCTGGCTTGAGCGCGAAGGAGTAAGCGTAGACACCTGGCGCTGGGGAGCCGGAGTGGTGAACGAATGGTTGGACGGTGTTGAAGTACTTGCCCGATTGTTCCTTGAAGCGGTCTTGGCCGTTGAGGACAAGCTTGAAGGTGTCGAGGGTACCGGTGGCATCTTCGGAGAGGTCATCGACCGCAGAGGTGAGAGCCATTGGCGCACCGAGGAAGGAGCCAGAGATGAAGCAGTTGGATTCAGTGGTACCACGCGCGAGGTTCGCGGTGACGGTTGGGGAACCGGCGGACGTTTGCCAGCTGTCGGTACCGTCATCGAGGCAGAAGACGAGTTCCTTGACTGGGTGGTTGTAAGACAAGCGCTTTTGGACTTCCGAACCGAGAGTGACGGTGTCGGTGCCAGTGTGTTGCACTTGCTCGATGAGGTATTCGTGACCCTTTTGCGCGAATCGGCGGCGCTCTTCGGTGTCGAGGTAGATGTAGTTGGCCCAGACCTTGAAGGTGGATCCATCAGTGACGGTCGCGAAGTCGGACGACAAATCGAAGTCGAGGCGGACTTCGTGGTATTGGAGGGCGATCAATGGAAGCGCCAAACCTGGGTTGCGGTTGAAGAAGAAGAGGAGTGGGAGGAAGATCTTCTTGCCAGTGGTGATGGCAGTGGTCATCTTACCGTAGTTGCTCTTCTTGGCTTCGTCCAAGTAGAGCTCAGAGTACAAACGCCACCACTTTTGGTAGTGCTTGTCGATGCGTTGGCCACCGATGGACAATTCGACATCCTTGACCATGCGCTCGGCCAACCAGGCATCATCGGAACCAGCAGTGGAACCGGCGACAGATTCGACGTACATGTCCGCGACAAGGTCACCGTTGCGGGCAATGGTGACGGAGACGCGACCGTTGGCACCTGGGGTACCGTTCACGGTTTGTTCGATGTTTTCCATAGCGAAGTTCGTGTGACGCTTGTACACGGCTTGGAAGAAAGTGACTTTTGGGTTGCCCGTAAGATAGACATCTTGGGCACCGTACGCGACGAGTTGCATGAGACCGCCGGCCATTGTGAGAGTTTTGTACTATATACCAAGAAAATAATTTCGCGAAAAAACACAGTTCGATTTTTCCTGGTGTATTGTAAATGTCTACTGAAGAAAAGTACCCAGAGGAGCCAATACCCGAAGAAATCGAGGAAACCGATGAGGAAGAATTTGAGGACGAAGAATCTGAGGACGACGAAGAAATCATGTACACCTCCGACATCGACCTCGAAGAAGAGCCAATGATGGAACTCGACATTGGTGGCATCTTGGGTTCTGTGCTGACCACCGAAGATGGTGACACTGTATGCACCGCCCTGATGAGTATTTCTAAACAAATCGAAATGCAAAACAGGATCATGATCAAGATTCTTTCTCAACTCCAAAAAAATGCTTAGAAAAATGAATCGTATGTACTATAAGGGGTCATGCTGGATACACACTTCATAAACCAGGATGCAAATCCGGAGGAGACGAATCAGGTCATGTGGTCGAACATGATTCAAGGTCTCAACCCGGAACAACTCATAAACTTTTTGACCCAATTGGAAGACATGTGGGATATACAACGACGGGATGATGAAGGCGTTTCCTTTCAACTGGGTTTTAAAAATTTTTTCGCATCACACGAACTCAATCCTGAATCAGGATTACCGTGTAATAACGTGGATATAGAGTGTATCTCAGCGAAACATCAAAGAATGAATCTTCAACTCGGGCAACTCTATCACCGAGCAGACACCTTGAAAATTCTGGATTTGGATGATGGGGATGACATGAAAATCTCCGTGAGAATCAATCGCCTGATAGATCAAGTGGATGACTCGTGGCAGATCGTATTTAGACACACTCGTATTTACGAGCGCATCAACAATCCGACGTACATTCCTATCAACCCGGAGACGGATCCATCCATCTTCAGATGTTCGACCATTTCGAATAGCGAAGAATTGAGCCCTTATCAACAAGCTATTTTGACTATTCTCAAAAAGTTGTACGAAGGTAACATCAAGAGATACAAAGGGCACTGCTGTAAGCAGATCAGAACCGAAGATGGATACGACACTCGCGCATGGAAACAAGAGCAGAGAATCCAAGAATATGTGTATGGTGTGGCACAAAAAGAAACGGAGTTTGAACTGTGGAAAAATCTCAGTTGCAGAGGTTCAGCGTATTCGGATGTGATACGTCACCTGTCTAACTGTAACGATATGCAGTTCCCAGAGATCAAACGTAACAGACATGTGTGGTCTTTCAGAAATGGCGTTTTTGTGGGTAAAAGTTGGTCTGCAAGTACTGGGTTGTACGAGACCAAATTTCACACGTACGAGTCTAATGAATTCAAGAATTTGGATCAAGCGATCGTGAGTTGCAAATACTTTGATACCGAATTTGAAGATTATTCGACCAACGAAAGGTGGGAAGATATTCCCACTCCACACTTCCAGTCTGTTTTAGACTACCAAAAGTTTGATTCGGAAGTCTCGAAGTGGATGTACATCATGGGTGGACGCCTCTGCTTCGATGTGGGTGATATGGATGGTTGGCAGGTCATTCCATTCCTCAAGGGTATCGCTCGTTCGGGTAAATCTACGCTGATTACGAAGGCGTTTGCACTTTTCTATGACATAGATGATGTTCGAACTTTGTCCAATAACGTGGAAAAGAAATTCGGTCTCTCGTCCATCTACGATGCATTTGTGTTCATCTCCCCAGAAATCAAGGGTGATATTTCTCTCGAGCAGGCAGAATTTCAATCTATCGTATCTGGTGAGCAAGTGTCGTGTGCCGTTAAACACGAGAAGGCGAAGACGATGACTTGGAAGGTTCCGGGTGTTTTGGGTGGGAATGAAGTCCCGAGTTACAAGGATAACTCCGGTTCCGTGTTGCGTCGTATTTTGACTTGGAACTTTGGTAAACAAGTCAAGGATGCA